AAACTGCTCAAATGTTTCAGCCAAGCAAATCTCACTTGGCAGCAAAAGGTAGGGATCATCTTCTGTCCTGTCTGATATGTCAATTCGCATCAGCTCAGGCTGATCACGAACCTCAATCATCAAATTAGGACCAAGACGCACGTCAAGGCTTGCAGGGTTTAGCAGATCTTGAGAAAACGGCCAAACCATTTGAGACGCTTCACAAAAACTGCGAATCTCCCAATCAGCCAAAACGGTCATGCAGCTTTGCTCCAAAGATTGCCTTCCGCAATGCGTCGTCGCTTTAATCCAGCTTCAAAATGACTGCCAGGATTGCGATACAAAAGCATCGCATTGGGAACTTGACCCCACGCTTTCGACGCAAGCGTTCGGCTAATAGTACCAAAGCCACTGCCGTTGTAAAAATAAGCTCCCAAGTTGAAAGCAAATGAAATCAATGCTGACTGTTGATTGACGTTCATTTCGTCCCAGTAAGGCACAGACTCTCCAAGGATGTCAGCTATGCGTTCAATTTCCATCAACAACATTTCTTCTGCACGCTTCTGAGAGATGTTATCGCCTAGCTTTACCTTGCTGCCGTTTGGGTAACGAGTATTTCCATACCCAATTGTCGGCACTCCAGCAGGACATAAATACGCGCTTAAATGACAGCCTTCAAATTCTTTGATCAGCTGCACCGCAGGACCATAATCTTTGCTGTTAACAGCTGAAGACCATGTGTTATACCAGTTTTGATCACGGCTAAATACATCAGGAGCAACCTTTAAAATTTGCGCCTCAAGCTCCTGCAAGGCTGCATTTTGATGCGGCAATGCACGGTAATACCGAAAAAGGTCAGTCAGTCGAATTGAACTTTTGCTCATGCCAAGGTGCGCGAATGTGTAAGTCATCAAGACGTATTGGCGGCAAAGTCGCTTTAGGTTGCGAACGATGCCATTCTTGCTCAGCTTGATCGAGCTTATGTTTCAACGTTGCATGAAATTTTTTGCGTTGAACCGCTCGCTGCACAGCATCCCATTGCGAACGAGTGCTAAACCTTACGATCCAGCGACCATCCAAAGGGATCAGCTCTTTTTTGCTTTCAATGCCCGCAGCGCGGTAAACACAAGCTGAATCACTGAATTGTCCTTCAGCTTGCTCATGCCGATAAGCTCAGATGCCGCTGCCACGACAACCCAAAAAGCAGGGTGAGCAAGAATTTGTTCGACGTGCATGATCGAAGTGCTTTGATTCAATCCTAATGCTATTGGCTGACTTTGCCTTCAAGTGCAGTGAGCCTTACGTCATGACTATTTAGTTTTGAGTACATCTCACGTCGATCTTCTTTCATGTCTTGATGCAGCTCTTCAAGCTTGCCAGCGATGCTCTCTACTGCCATCGTCAGCCTGATAACGGCTTCGCGTGATTCACTATTGCGCCTGCTAAAACCTGTTGCTGAGACTCCAGCAATACCAATTGAAGCGCCAACGACGGCTGCGATAATCTCAACCACGTTCTTGGCGCTCTTGTCAGACTTATTTTAATGGGTCTGGCCTTCCAGCCAATATCAACAATGCACGCTTGTAGTACATGCAATTAGTCTTGCCAGCCTTCTCAAGAGCTATCTTGACTTTCAACCAATTAGCTCTTGTTTCGGCGTCCATTACTTTCCTTGACCACGTCGCATCTTTCTATTGTGGCTAGGTTTTGAATGTTGACCGTTACCTTGACGGGTTTTCTTAGGTTTTCCCTCGACAAAAGTTTGGCCGTTTAGGCTTTTAGGTTTAGCCATCAGTCGTTATCGCAAAGCTCAGATAGCGGTGCGCTTGCGTACTGCTGAAACAAGCCGGTGTATGTGTGACAAAAAGGATGGTCAGGATTATCTCGGCCTTCATGCACATACAAAGCCTCCAACCATTTAACGCGGTTGTTCATCGCTTCGGTGTCTTGCGCACCTGGCTTTGAAGGAATCATTGGATCAGGTCGATTCATTTGCGTCGATTATCAGAAGCAATAGAAAGGAGCGCAAACCCCATTAGGAGTAGCGCTCCGGTTGCAACACCTGCGGCAAAAGTCACCAAGGCGTACCAGAGGCTTTTGATGGTGCGCGCTTTTCGTCAAGCTGTTGTTGAAGTGCAGCTTGGATTTCAGTGACTTTTTCGTCACCGCCAAGTGCTTCCTTTACCCAGCCGACGACTTGCTCTTCTTGGAGATTATCGAAAGGAATCAGGTTGTCAGGACGCTCAAAACCTACGCTGCCGTAAGCACCGGAAGAATAGGTGCCGTCTTCAGCGTTGACGGTGTAGTGAGCAGTGAAGACAAAACCATCAGAGGTTTCACGCTCTAGGTTTGCGATTGCCCAAGTGAAGGTAGTGGCCATGAGAAAAAATGCCTTGTTAGCAGTGTATTAGAAAATAGCTACACGTGCCTAGCAAACTCCTTGTGGTGAGTGTCCCTAGCCCAAGTGGCAGCGTCGCAGGCATCGTCAAAACTGCGAAAGCGTCGATACAGCACATTACGCCCATTTAACGCAACTCTTGCAAACCAACACCTATCCTTGGCGCACCATCTAACGCCTTTTGCTCCCGAAGTGTTTGACGTGGGGCGTTTTGCGTTTAATCGATTTTGCGAATTAGTTGCTAAACGCAGATTCTCCCATCTGTTGTCTGACTTGTTTCCATTTATGTGATCTATTTGGTAGCCGCCAGGATCTTGCCCGGTCATTAACAACCAAGCAAGTCTGTGACATCTGTATTGTTTTTTATTGAGAAAAACAACCCGATAGCCCTTTGCGTTGATACCTCCTGCGCTATCTCCGCATTTATATCTACGCCCAATCGATTGATTCCATGAAAAGTCGCCAGTTTTTGGGTCGTATGAAAGCAACTTACGTACCTGATCAACAGGCGGCAAGGGCTTAGATTTAGTCATCAGCTCAATTGGGTGAGTTGGTCATGGCTCAGGAGTCCTACCTCGCTGAGCCAAACCATTCTATTTGCTTTATGACACGGGGCGGTTAACGCGCTATGCGTTTTAGTGAGTAGGGTTACTAGGCCTCAAGGGCTGCAACTTTCGCTTCGAGGGTTTCGATGCGCTCCATTGCTTCCTGCAGCGCCTTGACTGCCTTCATGTAGAGCACCGAATAGTTGACGCTCTTGGTGACGGTGCCAAGGTCGTTACCGTCTTCGTCGCGGTCAGTAGATTCAGTGACAAGACCAGGCGATACGGTTTCAATTTCTTGAGCGACAACACCGATTTGAGTATGTGTTTGCCCTTCGATAAAGTTGTAATTACGAACCTGAATGGCTTTTAGGTCATCCCATTGGGAGTTGGCGTCAACGATGTTCTCCTTCAGCTTGATGTCGGAGATAGCGCCGTAGGAGTTGTTGGTGTTTTGTACGTCGCCGTTTGTAAATACATAGAACGAGGCTGCGCCACCCGAAGTAGTGCCACTGGCGGAGTATAAGCCTTGAATAAATACAACCGACGTTCCTGCTGAGGTTGCGTTTCTAAGGGTAAGGCTGGGGTTACCAGAGTCTGCATAAGATGAGATTGTGCCAGTATTCTGAATCCTCATCCGCTCCGTCGGGCTGCTCGCTCCTGACGCGGTGGTGGAGAACACTAATCTTCCCGGCATGTCGTTAGCGCCAGGGGTGCCGTCTACGTAAGCAGCAATACGTGCGCCGTGGGACAAAAGATCTGTGCCGTCGCCGCCACTAAAGTTGATTAGTCCTAAGAAGTCCCCGTCTTGAACAACTGTGCTTGAACCGTTAGATGTGCCACGTGTCTTTGCAAAATTTAAGCTAGGCCCGCTTGAATCGTTGGAATTTAAGACTGCGCTAATTGCAGCTTTAGTATAAGAAGTGCCTTCAAGTAAAAGAGAAGTATTGTCTCCATAACCAACGGCGCGGCTACTAGACGTGCCAACTAACAACCTGCCCGAGGTGTCGATTACAACTCGATCACTGCTGTTAGAAATAAACTTAAATTGGTTTGATCCAGTAAGTTCAAAGATGCCTGAACCGGTTGAATTGCCAACATAAAAATTGTTGCCTGCTGTCGTATTCTGAATTTGCAAGTAGGAAGTACCTGCTGCCGATAAATGCAATAAATTAGTAGGACTCGCCGTGCCGATGCCGACTTTGCCATCGTTTTTGATGGTCATCCGCTCCGTCGGGGTGCTCGCTCCGTCGGCGGTGGTAGCGAATACGAGGCGGCCTGGCATGTCGCCAGCGCCAGGGGTACCGTCTACTTCCGCATAAATTTCGGCTGCATTCCTCATTGCAGTACCGTCAGCACCCATAAAGGTAATAAGACCTAAATCATTGCCACTGCTAACTAATCCAAACGAAGTGTCTGCAGAGGATGCAAGGTTAATTTGTGGTGCGCCGCCACCTGTTCTAGTTAGTGATAAAGAAGAATTAGCGTGTCCATCGCCTTCAATTTGAACGCGATTATTAACTGAGCCAAACATTGCACGACTCGTAGACGTGCCAACTAACAGCCTGCCCGAGCTGTCGATGCGGGCGCGTTCAGAAGATCCGGTGTTGTCGTAGAAGCGAAGATCGCTGCCTATTGCTTCAATCTTGTACGACCTGCTGGTTGTTGCAAGCTGGTAATACGCAGCGCCAGTTGCATTGTTGTAGACGTTGATTCCGTCAGCGCCACCGCCAACGAGCAGATCTAACTTATGACTAACTGAAGTGGTGCCAATCCCTACGCGCTGTGACGAGTCAATCGTCATTGCCACAGACTGCGTTCCTGCGCTATTAGTGGCAAACTGCAGAATGCCAGCATTGTTAGAGCCGGAACTGACGCCACGGATATAGCCAAAGTTGTAATTTGTAGCGTTTGGACCGCGCCCCTGAAGCTGAATTAGAGGACCGTCGCTAACGGTATAAGATTGAGTATCTTGGATGATAATGTCAGGAGAAGATCCAGCAGCGTGGAATAAGCCGCTAACAGTAGAAGTCCCCAGACCTAGTTTCCCGTCCGATGTGATGCGGAGGCGTTCGGTATCGGTTGTATGGAAGCTGATAATGTCCGAATCGTAGAACTTTACATAAGCATCTTCTGGCGCACCAGAGCTAGTTGCTGATCTGCAACCAATTCGGCCTTGATCAGCCAAATGTATGTGTCCGTTACCGCCAATTTCTAACTCGCAAGTAGGCGAAGTAGTGCCAATCCCTACCAGCCCTGCTGAATCGATGTGTAAACGTGTATTTGTAGCGCCGTTTGTATAAATACCAAAAGATCCTGCGTAGTCCGTTCCAACTGCTGCATTCTGCGTTGCAGAGCCGCCATCAAGATTGACGTGCCGAACTCCATCGCCAATGCGGATGCGGGGTGTTGTGCTGTCTTGAATGGTTAATTTAAATCCAGGCCCACTAGTCCCCAGACCTACTCTATTGTTAGTTGCGTCAACGTAGAGCGTTCCAGAGTCAACATTCAGGTTGCCATCCAGCACCGTTGCACCGGCAACATCTAACGTTCCAGGGATGTCAATGTCGCTAGCCCATTCAACACCAGTACCCGCTGCATTGGTTTGCAGAAGTTGACGTGCTGCACCATCAGCAAGTTTGCTAACTGCAATCTCAGCGCTAGAACTAATATCGGCATTGACAATCGTGCCGTCGGTGATCATCGTGCTAGTCACGACACCGCTAGAACCAGTCGTTACAACAGTTCCGGTTTCATTCGGAATGGTGACGGTGTTATCTGCAGTTGGATCAGCAACGGTTAGTGTTGTCTCAAAAGCGTTATCACTTGTGCCTTCATAGACAAGATCGACACCAGCACCTAGCGTCAAATCACCTGTCATGGTGTCGCCAGCTAGCGAAACTTTCTCATCGTCAAGTTCAGCAATTGCACCCTGAACGTTGGTACTAGCAATGTCGCCGTAAGGCGTGAAGCCGACGTTTGATGCGATCTGTGCAGTAATCGTCTCCGAAGTCTCGATCAGTACGTAACTTGTACCGTTCGACAGCAAAATATCGGGCGGCTCAAGTGTTACCGTTGGAGCGGGTGCAGTACCGGTGCCGGTTTGTGAAACAACGACGTAATAACGGTTGTTGCCGGTATCTGCCGCAGGTAGCGAAGCGCCATTGGTGAAGCCAGCAGCCGAACCTTCAGCAGTTACTGAATCAAGCAAGTTGCTACTTGCGTCATACGTACCAGCAAGAACGATTTCACCAGCAGAAATACCGACCGGCTGGAAAACGTTACCGTCCCAGAGGAACAGGTCACGGGTTAGTGGATTGAAGAAGAACTGACCGATATGGTCAGCAGTTGGTTGGACTTCACCGAACTTGGAAACGGCATAATCACCAACTTTGGCACCCGTAACAGCGTCGTCTTCAATACGCGCGGACGGTAACGCACCAGAGGCGATCTTGCTTGCATCCAAACTTGGGATGTCAGACTCCGCAAGTGTTGTTCCAGCGGTAACGTGCCCTTGAGCATCAACGGTGACTTTTGCATAGTCACCCGGAGTAGCACTATTAGTGTGGTTTAATTCGCCACCGGCAGCGACCTCCAAGCCGGAACCAGGGAACACCGCGCCTTTTGTTGATGCACCCGCTTCAGGTAAATCCGTTGCAGTAATTACACGCCCGCCTGTTACCAAGCCTTTTGCGTCATATTGCGTGAGGTGATATTCAACTGTTTCAGCGGTAACGGTGTTGTCAATGCGGATTTCACTTCCGCTCATCACCAAGCCATTGCCATTAACGGCAACACCGCCTTTAGTTGAAGTAGTTGCTGTCGGGAGATCAGTTCCCGTAATCTCCCGGTAAGTTACTGCACCAGCAGAACCCGCAGGACCAGCAAGAAAATGCTTTGCAGCAGTCGTATCATCAAGTGTGGTGCTAATCGTCACCTCATCACCTGAGGTGGTGATAGAAATGTTGACTAACCCTGTAGAACTGCCAACAACTGTGTTAATCGATCCTGCAGCCTTAACAGATTGCCAGGCAGATCCGTCCCAGATATAAATCTTGTTATCGTCAGTGTCCAGTGCAATTTGGCCGGTAAAAGCACCAGATGCAGGAAGCGTGGTGACAAGGTCAACCGTTGCCTCATCAGCAATTTTGGCTGCAGTGACTGCATCATCTGCAAGTTGCGTAGTATCAACAGCGCCGTTTACTAGAGCAGATCCAGCGACCTGTTGGCTGCCGAACAGAATTTTCGCGCCGGGGATGCTACTGTCACTAATCAGAGAGGTGCCGTATTGCACCAAATCTGAAACGGTAATCTTCTTTGTTTCACTTGCGCTGCTGTCAACAACGGCAGCAAGGTCAGCGGCGGCTAGATCTGATCCAGCTAGCGCGGAAAGTTCGCTGATTTTGAGGTCGGCCATGAACGCTGCGCCCTAAATCACTAGATACGCTTCATCATAATCACGGCTTTAGGTAAATTCCAGCGCTAAAGCATCTGTCGTGCCTTGCTCAAGGAGAATATCGTCAGAGTTTTCTTGAAGCAATTTGTCTGGCGTCCTAAGCGCCATACGAATTTGAATTTCGCCAGTGGTTACAAAATTTGCAACTATTTGCACTGCATTCGATGGCGAAAATTGAACAGCGCAACTGGTTAGCACGCCAGAAAATTCGTACCAAATTTCCTCGTCATCATTTGCGGGTATTCCGCCTGGATTTTGCGCAGAAGTTTTGATGTAAAACCGAGCCTTAAATTGACTACCAACCCTAGTGCGAAGCTGAAGCTCAAGCAAATAATTGGATAGTTCGTCTGCCGTATTTCCGGTGTATTCCCAAAAACATGACATCTGACCAGAGCCGGACATTAAAGTGCTGATGCGACTGCGAAACTCTTCAGACAATGCAGTAGTGTCAACTGTTTCGCGCTCTGTATTTAACTCATAACCTGTGCATTGGGCTAACAAACGACGTGATGCGTTTTCAACTTTGACACGAATTGGGATGTCACCGGCTGGTGTCGCTAGCGCAGTCGCATTTGCCGTCCCACCGTTTACCGCATTGGCAAAAGAGTCGTAAAGACGAATACCGTCCAACTCATCAACATGGATGAATTTTTTTACGCTGGTGTCCGTATAGCTGTCAATAAAATCAAGCGTACTTCCGTCTGTGCTCGTAATCTCAATCTGATCGCCACTCAATAGCTGGCCGTGCTCAAAGTCAAAGCTAAAGCGTTTGCTGCCAGCATTAACGTCAGACGGATTGATTACTGATTGAAGATCAGTGCCGTCAAATTGACGTTGCAACTCAACTCTGCCGTAAGTGCCCAGATATACGCTCATGAGATCGTTGCGGTGGTTAGCGCCCCAGTGCCGACAAATGAAATTTCAGCTCTAGTGATTTCGCCTGTCGAAGCACCGATGTTGGCGCTTGTAATGTAAGCCGTCAGCCTGATATCATTTTGATCGGTTCCATCCACCCAGCGCAAAGTCAAATCAGCAGTTTCGCTGCTTGAGACACCACCAGTGCCGGTCTTGATCAATTTATTCAGCAAATTAGTAGTGTTGATATTTCCAGCATCGTCTTTGTAATACAGCAACGAAGCACTGCCAGAATAACCAAGAACGCCTGGCGTATAGCTACGGAGGCTGTCGCCCAACGTTGTTGTCTCAAGCGTCTCTAAATTCGCTTGCAAGGTAAAGTTGACGACCTTGGCCAAAGTCGTTCCAGACAATTGCAAAATGCCGTCTCTACCGGTATAGACCTTTGCCATTAGAGAACACCAATCAGATTAACTGTAACGCTACTAATTCCAGGGCGCACAGAGGTAATTGACGGTGCTGATTGGTAACGCCAGAGATTTCCTGTAGCAGCGTCAATGGCTGAAGCATTACCGTTCCAGCCCGACCTAAATGCAGACGGCAACACAAAGGTATTAAAACCGCCTTTTACCTCGTCATAGTGAGCGACAAAGTCGTCAGCAGCAGTGTCGTTTACATTTTCATAGACGAGCTGCAGCTGCATTCCTGTGCGCTTGTCGCCGTAAAGAATACGGACCTCTTTGCCCGACTGCGCCTTAAAGGTTTTATATGTGTAATCGCCAGCGTCAAAGGTTCGGCCGGTTGGCTTGTGAGTTGGAAACGCCATTACTCGTCACCTCCTCCTATAAATTCCACATTACCGCCGAAACCCAGTGCATCGATGGCTAGCAAACTTCGTCCGCTTGAGTCTACCGGGTAATTACTTGCTTTAATTGTGACGATACCGTCTTGGTCAACGTCGAGAGCCTCGATCTGATAAATCTGCGAGCTTTCGTACGAACCAGCTTTAACCGAAAATACACTGTTAAAGAGCTCTGTGGCTTTGCCTCCTCTGATTTCAAGCGTGCCTTCTTCGATGCTTGTACTGCTCCGCTCCCAGTAGTAAACCGAGTAGCTGCCGTCAGCAAGTGCGCTAACAGCAGTCACATTGCCCTGATCGTCAATGATTCCATTGTTGTCAGGACGATAAGGACTCATCTCGCTTGCCACGCGGATAAAGTTACCTGGCTCCAAGTTCAGCCCCCATGGCAGTGTCTTAAATGTGATCGTGTGCGTCTGATACCGACGAACTGCGAGGAAGTAACGGGCAACCCGCTGTGCGTGTTCAATGCTATTGATATGTGGTAGATCAAATTCCTCGATAGGAAGCTCGGTGCTGTTGGCAACGTCTGTGTATCGAGCAATCAATGTTCTTTGCTCAGGGAATTGATTTGGACGTGAAATGTTAAAGATGATCGCGCATTGGAATAATTTGCGTTCTTCGAGTTCTAACCAGTCAATCTCAAGACTATCCTCAAGTATGTTTCCTTCG